CACATAAACCTAAAGCTGGGTATAGAACCTTATGTGTTGCAGGGTAGATAGCAAAGCTAACTGCTTTCCGTTGGTATTCTCTAAATCCTATTGTCATACTGTTCTCCCATAAAATTCTGTTTGTTTATCATTTTGAGCATCAAAGAGATACCAGCAACAATTATCTTTACCTACACTCTTACTTCCTTCTATCCACTTAACACGTCCTATTGAAACGACCTTAGAACAATAACCCATAAAATAAGATGACTGCTTAGTGTGCATCCAATCAGCATCAAACAACAACCAAGTAGGGCATATATCTAAGTAATGAGATATTATTGAGTGTAGTGTAACTCTGTCCCAAGGTGGGTTAGTAATACAATAATCAGATACTCCATAACCCCCAAAAAAGTTTTTTAGGGCATTACCCTCAAGCACATGGGGGTGTCTAGGCTCTATATCACAAGCGTATATACACTCACCCATACCATCTGTAAGTTCAGTTATATGCTTTATCAAACGCCCATCTCCAGCACAAGGCTCTACATAATCAAATGCGTATGGCAAGTGGGAAATTAAAGGCTCAACAGCTTCTATGGGTGTTGGGTAGTAATCTCTAGGTACTCTCTCAAAGTTACTGCGCTTACCCATACAACTCCTTTAACCTCTTAAGTGATACAAACTCTGGCTCATACATGCCATTGTATATCTCACGTTTGATTACTACACCCTTCCACCAATCAAGATTAGACTGACCTGCCCAACCTTCTTCAGCACCCTTAAAACAACCTGCTACAAGTCCTATAGCCCTAGCTCCATCCTTAAACTTTAGGTCACGCTTATGACTGTGACCACAAGTAGAGCTTTTGTATCTGTGACCTAACAGTGTATTAGCGTGGTGTAATCCAGATACAGCAGAACCGAAGTTACCTGCTTGGAAGAAGTGAGCATACGACACACCATCATATTCAGCTATAGATGGTCCTGAGTTTCTGTATTCGTGGTAGTCGTCAAACCAGTAGTCCGTCTGAAGATGCCCGAAGGAAATCCCGTATTTGTCTCCCTGTAGTCTGGGATCGCTAGAGAGCGCCCTCTTGATTCTATTTTCGTGGTTGCCTTCGAAACCAATCCATCTGGGTCTCTTGTACTTACGTTGACTAGGCTTTTGTCTAAGTCTATCCATTGACTCGTTATAGTGTTCAATATCTTGTTCGTAACTTTGACTAACAATAGCTTCAGGGCTACGAGTATCAAAGCTATTGAGAGAACGCATGTCAGCACCGTCACCAAGGTCAACGATATAGTTGGGGTTAACATCATATATCAATTCTCCTAGCCAATCAAATCTTTCATTACTTGTAGTCGGGTCTGCGTGAGCGCAACTAAATATAACTGCTGTCTTAGACATAATCATTTCCTTCGTAGGGTATATTTATAACTATAGGATCTATAGTAGATAAAAAGTAGGATTGAAATTTATAAGCGGCATCAAAGTTAATAAATGGTATATCGTCTTCAAACATCTCCTTAGCTTCTACATCTTCTACACTACACGTTAACCACCAATCACCTTCAGGACATTGGAACGGTCCATTGATTACTCTGTGTACATGATAAGTTATTTGATCCATTCGTCGGGTATCCTTTTATCTGCATATAGAAAGTTATTTTTCTCGCACCACATAGCATATGTAGTCTTAGATCCTTTACGTATCTTGTTCCTACTATTACTGAACACAAACCTTATGTCAAGTTTAGGGTTTTGCTCTCTAACCTTTAGGTGTTTCTTTCTATCTTCTGGTACGAACCTTCCTTTAGATTCAATTATGATACCATTGGGTAGTATAAAGTCAGGGGTGTAAGTCTTGTTCTCTACTAACTTCCAGTTTATCTTAACTGTTTCGTAGCCAAAGTCTACACCCCTGTCCTTGAGGTCTTTTGATATGACATCCTCAAGCCCAGAACGATAACCATTCTTTATAGCTTGCTGTCGGATCTTACTCTTGGTGGTTGCCATATCTCTTCCTCTTCTCTTCTAAGCCACAACAGCCTAGCGTTTTCTATAACTCTATCTTCATTTCCATCGTAGGCCTTAACTACACAATCCCAGAGATCTTCTTCTGTCTCTGCATCATCTAGAATTTTCTTAGCCTTTACTGGACCAACTTTCCAGAGACCAGCAATATTATCTGCTGTATCTCCTGTTAGTATCTGAGTATAGAAAAACTTAATTCCCCCGAAGGGTTCTACCTTAACATAATCGCCTCTAACAAAGTTAAAATGCCAGCAGGGTAACTGTAGCATGTCTTTATCTACAGAGGCTACACAAGCCTTATAGTTTAGTCTGGCGGCTTCTTTAGAAATAAGATCATCAGCTTCTTCTCCTTCACTTATGATTGCTTTATACTTACTTTCCATGTAATCTCTAGCGGACTGTAAGTGTCTAGGTTTCTCAACGTGTCTTCTATTTCCCTTGTAAGGCAATGTCTTAGCTATATCATATCTGTAATTATCTTTACCTGTAAGGTATACAGAATAATCAATTCCAAGCTCAGGAAAATATACAGTGTTATCTAGAATGGATTCTATGAGAATATCAACTTTATTTCTTGTATCTACAGATCTCATTTGTTGAGAGGAGAAGGCCGCACGATAAGCAATAATATCTCCGTCGATTAGAACCTTCCCCATATCCATTTAAGTGTCACCCCACATCATTTCACCATCTTCACACTCAAAGCCTACAGACTTAACATAGGTAAAACCAAAAGCATGTGCGGCTTCAGCAAAGAGTTGAGCTAACTCATGGGCTTCTGTAATATCATCCCTGCTCATATCAACGCTTCCGCTGTAACCATCGTCGTCTTTTTCCATATATGCATTAACACTTACTCTCATAATAATTCCTTATACGATAAATAGTTCATCATCTTCACTTATAGTTTCGTTGTCATAAATGACGTGTTCTGTTACACCTACGTTTAACAGGCGTACACCTGCTCCATTAGCATACACTTCAAACTGAACTTTAGCTTTACTTCCATTTCCTATTAGACCATCTTCATTGTAGTCCCATAGTCTTTTCTTTTCTCTGCCTTCAGTCAAGTTAACTACTGTAGGTGCGCCACCATAATCTATCGTAATGTCTTCACCTTTTCGGTTAACAAAATTCTTAACGTCACTTAATAGTCGTTTAACCTTCATGTATTTACCTACACCAAAGTCTTGATTACCTACTTTTATCCTGTCACTATTCATAGGATGTAGATCTAAACCTTCTGACTCTAAGTGTTGTATCTGTTGTTCTTCAGTAAAATAAGCGTTGGTTATATACTGTCCACCTTTTTGATGTACTGACTGTGCAGTCCTAGACCCTTCTGGATCTCCCAAGTCTGCATTTTCTGGGAATATTCTTGCATATTCTAAAACCATATCCATTGTGTATTTAGCCATGTCGAGTTCCTTTCGGCTGTTGGTATATATATATAATGTCTAATTTCTTTAAATGTCAACGTAACCTAAAAAATAAAGTTAGTGTATGTCTGCGTATGTTTTACCGAACTGTGCATCTACACCTAGTGGTACGTTTAATTCTAACTTATTGTTAAGGTTTTCAATAGCTTGTTCCATTGTGACCTTAGTTTGTTCTTCGTTACCTTCTGGTACGATTGCAATAATTTCGTCGTGGAATTGCCCGATGGTTTTAATTCCGTAGCTACGACATAGAGATACCCAACTGTCAAAACAAAATACTCCTGTTCCTTGATTTAATGTAGAGAAGCGATCCTTGTCACTTCTAAGACTGTACCAAAATTCTGATACAGGATTGTATAGCCATGTAGAGCCAAATAAGTCCCTTGTACGGGCTGTACTGGCCACCTTATAGACTGACCAATTACGTGACCAGAAGGCTTCTAGGAGCTTCTTTGCGTCCTTAGAACTCATTCCAGTATTACGAGATAGAGTAGAAGCACCAACACCATAAGTAGCACTGTAGTTAACTACTTTATAATTTTTACGCAGGGGTGTTAAAGACCTTTCACCACTGTTGTGCTTATCTATATCTTCTTGTGTAATAACACCTGCGTGTTTGGCTAAGTCTAAGTGTGGGTCGAAACCTTCTTTAGACATCTCTTCTACATACTCAGGGTCTAGTGGTTTCATGTAGTGACGTTTAGTTGTATCCTCTAGTGAGGTCATATCAGCACCACATAATGTATAACCTTCTGGACAAGTTAGACAGCCTCTTATCTCTTTACCATAAGGCTTATCTACAGCAGGTAAGTTAACGAGAGGCTTGGCATGTTTAAACCTGAGAGTGTTAGTTAGACCTGCAATGTTAGCTTGCACGTAACCATCTACTTGTGCATTAACCATAGCTTTAATAGCACCTATGCGATGGGATAAAACAGATAGACCATCAAGTAGATTAATAGAAGGTTCTATATCTGCTAGTTTCTTTACTGACTTACATAAATCCGCATCTTTACGCACTTGCTCTAATTTCCTCGTATCCCCTGTTGTCTTATCAGTCATATACTTAAATGTACGAGGTCTCCAACCTAGTGAAAACAACCAATCTTTTATCTGACTTGTACTACTAGGGTTAGCTCTTTCTTCTCCTGTCTTGACTGTTAAGGATAAAGTAGTATCAGGTTGTTTCTGATCTTTACATAAGGCAATCCACTTTTCTCCTTCTTTAGACAAAGCTCCATTCTGGTTATATAAACCACGCTTAGGTCTATTGCGTACTGCTGTAATAATTTTGCGTGGCATAGCATCAGCAAGAAGTTCTGTCTTCTCTGCTTTTAATTTCTCCCACTCTTGTAAGTAACCTTCTGCTTTATCTATGTCTAATTTCCACTGAAGGGTCTCTTGCTCTCTAGCACAGTCCATCTTGAATGTAAGGTAGTCAATAAGTTTATCCTTATTTTCACTGACGGGGTATAGTTTGTTTAGCTTTAAATCTAGATCACGCCACAACCTGACGTTTATCCTAACGTCTTCCTCACACCTGTATTGATATTCTTCTGGACTTAAGTTTTTCCAATCGTCTATCTTAGGTTTAGGTACACCATACATTTCACCATACTGCGCTAGTCCATGCTTTTGTAAGTTGTGGTTTATATACCAAGCTAAAGGTAAGGTATCTATAACCCTAGCATCTATCTTTATATCTAGAATCCTCTCTACTACAGGCACATCATACCTAACAATGTTGTGACCTATCACTGTGTCAGCGTTTAGAAAGAATGTTCTCATTTCTTCATAATCAAAAGTAGATTGTATCTCACCCTCTTCATTTGTGTAAGATAAGACGTGTATCTTTGTGGGGTTAAACCCATCTGTTTCTATATCAAATATATTCATTTCACCATCCTTCTTGATACCCTGTTTCAAATACTGTAGTAATTATTCTCTTTTCAATTATATAGCCAGTGTACTCAACGTGTTCTTGAATATAATAATCCATTAGATCTCCGCACCCTTCTAAAGTGTCACAGCTTGCATCAAGATCTTCCCACATATATATCCCGTCTGATAGATAGGACTGAGCTACGAGTTGGTAAATCTCCCTTTTGTTTTCGTCTGTTGGTTTGCTCATTATAATATCCCACTTGAGACGCAACCATGAAATTATCATTACTTTATCTCCTTTAACATAAATGTATCTAGATCAAATGATAACCTACCTGCTTGCCCTTCTTCTGAACAAGGTCTATTCTTTTCTACCTTCAGGTAAGTTGTGTTACGCTCTTCCATATTGTCAGCTTCCTTATCTCTATGTAGATCAATAATAACAGACGCACGTTGTCCTATCATCTTACAATACTTTGGATCTCCGTTTTCATTGGTATGGGCAATCGTTACAATGCCTACGTTAAGTTCTGCGGCTAACTTAGATAGTCGTATAGATAAATCAGCTAACATAGATTCTTTACTATCTTCTGATGTTCCTACAACTACGTCTTGTATAGGCTCAAAGAATACAAACTTACAATCACAAGCCTGACTAAAGAATCTTATCTGATCTATGAGTTCGTCTGCACCTTGACCATCACCTAAGTAAAACTGGTAGAAGTTTTCATCTTTAGTTATTTTACCTATAGCATCTCGTACAATGTTATCCGCTTGTTTTTCTTCTATCAAGTCACGTCTTGTTAAGTTGTCACCTGCCTCATACGACACAAGACCTAGCAGTGACCTTAATTTAGTCTCCTCTAAGTGCCATGCGGCAATAGGTATATCTTGCTGTAACATACTGTATTCCATGTACCTCATAAGCTCAGTCTTACCTATGCCTGTAGGTGCTTTAAATACTGTGAAGTGACCTTGCATCAGACCTAATATCTTATCGTCTAACGCCTCGATACCTGTCTTGTAGTATACATGCTCTGGAGTTTCATCGTATAACTTTAAGAATTGCTCAGACGTGTTGAGTATATTCTCTGGTGTATGCTTAGTAGGAATCCACCACATCCTTTTAAACTCAGATGTTTTCCCTGCCTGTAAAAAATCATTTGCATCTTTATATTCACCATGTTGCATACGATATACTTTGTTAGGGAATAATCTAGCCATACGATCAGCTACAGCATTACCTGCATCATCATTATCTACAGATAGTATGATCTTCTCGAAGCTACCTAACCACTCTTTACAGTTTTCCCATAGCTTCTTAGATGGTGTAGCTGAAGGTAACGACACTACAGGATTAAGGTATTGGTTTTGTATCATCTGGCAAACAGATAAAGCGTCTAGCTCCCCTTCTGTTATTGTAACCATCTTACTACAACCAGCAGGGTATAGGTTCATACCAAACAGTTCATCACCTTTAAAATTATCTTTAGTATAGAAAGCCTTCTCACCTAGTTTGCGTACCTTAATTCCCCCAGACGGGTATACATACTCTTGTCTGTCGTCATATGTGAGTACATTATAATCTTGCATGGTACTCGCAGTTATACCTCTTAAAGGTTCATACGTTCCTTCTGAAGTGTCTTCTATTCTTTTAGGTGTAAAATCTGTTACGTTCATATAGTTGCTTTCTTTATTAATCGGATATTTATCTTTTGCCCAAGGGTATAAACCTACAGCTTTGTGAGAATAAGCTCCCTTGCAAGCAAAACAAAACCCTACACCTTTTACTGTTTCATATGAAAAAGCGTCACTTGACCCACACGACACAAAAGGACAGGGCTGATGCTTTAAGTTGTTATCTTCATTTACTATAGTCATACTTATGTTCTTTCCTAAGACTTTTTTCTTATTCGTTATACGCTGTAGAAAAAAAACTTATGTTAATACTTATGTAGGTATTAATCTATAATGTCTGATTTCGTTAAATGTCAACATCACAAATTGTTACAATCTTGTTTTTTATTCTATTGATAGCCTGTTCGATAGCTTGCTTAGACACCCCAAGTACCTTAGAAGTATGGGTAAAGTTATTATTGTTGTTGTGTAAACATACAAACACTTCCCACTCTCTTTTACTTAAGTGTTTCTTTAGAGCCTCTACAGCATTTTTTAGTTCGTAAGAGCCAAACAAGTCTTCGGCAGGTATCTGTACGTCTTCTAAGTCTACATACGTTGTAGTGTCTTCCTGTACTGCCTCACGACCACTTCTACCTTTTGGGTAGCTAAATTTAGATAGACCTACATTAACGTATTCGAACATAGCTGTTCTTGCACTATAATATAACTTGTAGGGTTCAGTAATACCTTCAGCTCTCATTTTTAAACATAGCACTACACCTTCAGAAACTATATCGTCGTAGTCCTGATGGTTATAATACTTACTAGCTAACCTTTTACACATATTTAATATGTCTTGGTTGTTCATAAGAATAATCCAGTCGTGTATAACATTGCTTTAACTAATACGAAAGCAAATCCTATGAAAGAGAAAGCTACCATAGTAAAAAATAAAATACTTACATACTTAGCTGTTCTTAGTTCCTCTTGTTTCATCTTATCAGTTCTGTAATATGGTTTATAATCACTCATTAGTCTTGTANCTCCATTTCTATTGTTCTAGTTATTAATCCACAAGATAGACACTTCTTGCGTCTTCTTATACTTGGGTATCCTAACTTAAAGTATTCTTCTGTATGTGTTACTTTAAGTTTATTCTTGAAGCCCCCTTTCAAACAGTCAGGGCAGTAAAATATTGGTCTTAAACTCATTTATGGCTTCTTTCTATATCTTCTACTATAATATCTCTTTTAAACTCTATAGCTTCCTTTACAGGTTCTTTAGCGTATATAATATCATTAAGTCTTTTCATTACATCGCTCGTAAGCATGAAATCTCCATGTAATTCTATCTTTCCCATTAGAACATTACCTCTCCCTCTACTATTAGTGTGTTATGCCAAGCTATAGTCTCGGCTCTTAGTGCATAGAAGCCTGTCTGCTCGGCTATACTCTCAAGTTCTTCTATATCACTCTTGAGTATGCCTAGCTCCATAAGCTCCATTTCCATCGAGGGGGGTAGAGGCATTATACCTCAGTTCCTAGTCCAAAGATACGTCTACCACCTGCTACAAAACCTAGCACACGATCTACATTAAAGCACTTGTAGCCCTGTTTAGTCTTCAGCGTGATGTACCCTGCCTTGCGTAGTGCTTCAGCGGCTATACGACCTCTCTCGTTGCCCTTGAGACCTTTTATTACATTCATCCTACCTGTATAGGTACGCTCCTCGTTATCCTTAGTCAAAAACTTAACTGTGATAAACTTGTTTTGGTTCTCTGATAATACATTAGTAACCATGTTAGTTGGTAAAGTCATTGTTCTATATATCCTTCTAATATTTCAATTACATCTAATAAACAGTTGCCTACAGTATACTCATCTGAGTCTTCAAGTAACAACTTCTCATCAACTACTTTCTTTATATCATATACATGACATAGTATATTTGTTAAATCATTTGCTTTCATTATATGCTCCCTTCTGCTTGTTTATTAATTTCCACTGAAGGGGTATCCCCCTCTTGTTCTACTACATAATTCCATTCTGCTTCCATGTCAATACTGTATGGTGGTAGCATTGTTAGTGCGTGAGTATTGAAGGCAACAAAATTAGTTATACCTAAACTATTCTCTAACGCATATTTACCAGTAAGTAGTTTAGCTGATTGTTCAGCTTGCTCTAATACTCTCTCATGCCCGTCTAAAACTGTAACACCTTTCTTTCCGATGTGTACCCCTGCAACCTTATATGTTTTATTTTCGTCTCTACTGCTCATATCTTTGCCTGTCCTTTAATTATAAATAAGTGTCCATCACCTGATATAATTTCTTCTGCACTATTCATTCTATCATCTTCGTCCTCATCAAGAGGGTGAGCTATGTAGACTTCATACCCTTGTTGGTAAGCATTTAATGCCTCATGGAATAGGTAAGTTTGTATCTCATCACAATTAGACTTTTCTCTTTTATCATAAAACATTGTTATTATCCTTTTAAAGCAACTGGTTATCTATGGTTTGCTGTTCGTAGCACTCTTCACATATATCTAAATCTGTAAGTTGTTCAAGATCAACCTCTTGTTCACAGTTAATACAGAATACTTTATTTTGTTCTAACTCGACTACATAATTTCCTATTCTACTCATCATTACTCTCCTGTTTAAATGAATACTCATCATACAACGTAGGTATTCTTATACGCCTTACAACCCCGTCCTGAT